GTTCTTGATAGTATTCTTGCGCTGCAGCAGTAGGATCGTAGCTAGTGGGTAGGATCTCTCCACCAAGACCAAACAACCTAGCTGCTGCTTTTTTACCATAAGGCGTAGCTGCTTCTAAGTCTGCTACTTCACCTAATGCACGAGTGTAGTAAGGACTAAGTTGATCTTGAATAGCTTGTAGCTCTGGTGATAACTCATAACCAAAGCTAGTAGCTACACCTTCTGTCCTTGCTCTTCGCTCATAGTCAGCTAAACGATTAGCATATTCTTCAGGTGTCTCTGTTTCTAGCTGAGTAGGAGGAGCCTCACCAGGAATCTCGTAGCCAAACATAGACCTTCCAAAGCGAGTACTTATTCCGTAAGGTCTAAATCGAGCTTCTCTTGCAGCTAACTCTGCTGCTCTTTCTTGTGCGGCTGCAGAAGTCCCAGCAGCTGACTTAGCAGAAGATCCTCCAATTAAGGAAGACGCAACTATTGCAGCAGGTATTTGCCAAACCATATTAATACTCCCTATTAATTAGCTTCTAAAGCCTCAACTCGTGCAGTAAGTTCTTTGACAGCAGCTACTAACAAAGGCACTAGCTTTGACTGGTCAATACCCTGAGCCTTAATAGAACCATCAGCATGTGTCTCATCCTTTTGCCCAACTACTGCTTCAGGGACAACAGGTGTAACTTCGTGTGCAAGGAAACCATCAACAGTACCAGCACCAGGATTATTAATCCAGTTAAACCGTACAGGGTTAAGCTGCTTAACACGATCAACTGCTCCTGTCAGTGTAGCTACATTCTCTTTAAGACGATAGTCTGACGAGGTAGCATAAGAAGTAGAGGAACCAGTTGTAGCAATATATCCTACTGTTACATAACCACTGGCTGTGTATCCAAAGTTAACCAAGTAAGAAGCAGTATTATGTACAGCAATTGCTGCAGCAATACCGCCGCTACTTACGGTTTGAGCAACAACTCCTACTTTAGTTGAAGCAGTAGTAACACCAGATAGAATACCAGTAGCAGTTACACCGCCTTCGCTATAAGACACAGGCGTTGCACCAAAGTATGCTTGATCATTAACACTGGCAGACTTAACCATTGCACCTGTAAAAGTGTTAGTTCCAGATAAAGTGTTATTACCACTCAGCGTTGGTACAGTATTTGAATCTGACTTAGAAGCAATAGCTGTAGCAATAGCATTAAACTGATCGTCAATATCCTCGCCCTTAATGATCTTACCAGCATTACCTGATGGCAGAGCATCCTTAGCAGCAAAGTCTACGGTTTTCGTATAGTTAGACATATTAAAGTACCTTTCCTTGTTTAGCGTAAATGTCTATCTTTTGTAATGCAAGATAGTTTCCATTGATTTCGGCTTCTAAGCCAACCTGAACTACATTACCAGAGCCAGAGGTATTAACTGTAAACTGACCGTTCTTAGTTGTGCCTCCTCCATATTCGCCTACACCATATTCTGCAATGTTATACTCATAAGCAAATCCTCCTGGTACAATCTTAGCTTGCTTAGAAAAATCTTCAGAGTAGTCAAAACCCCAAGCAGTAATAAAGTTCTTAGTGTCTTGACCACGGTAGGTATAGCCTAGCTTCTTAAGAATCTTAATGTTGTTAGGCTGCTGAAGATCTGTGTAGTTAGTGTAATACTTTAAAGTATAAGGCTGATCGTTGTCCTTATAACCATCATACTTAGCTATGTGTTCGTCAGTTCTAAATAATAACTCTTTGTCTTGAGTAACTACAAAGCTATACAGCTGTAAGTTATCCCACTCAGTAACTCGTAACGATCCATCTTGTAATGGAAGTTTAGTATCAAAGCAGTAGACCTTAGACTGACTAGAAAAACTTAACAGATAGAAACCTTCAGCTTCAGAGTAGATACCTTTAATACCAGACTCAGGCTCAGTTAATGTAGCAGCTATGATACTGTCCCTAATATTCTTAGAGAGTTCTCGATAAGGTAAAGACTTCTCAATAACAACTCGTTGTAAGCTAGCAAGCCCAGTGTTAGACAAGAAGATAATATCAGTACCAGTATTCTGTACGGTGTCTCTTGCTGCACATCCTACATTAGGAATAAAGTCTTGAAGCTCTAGCCTTGTAACATCAATTGGGTTAGCAAAGATTGCAATGTTATTAGTACCAAAGACAACTAAGAAGCCATTATGTGCGCCCAGTGCTACAATACGATCATAGCTAGGAAACACAGAGTTTAGTGCAATAAAGCCAGAGTCTCCACCTTGAAAGTCAGAACCATCAAGCAGACGAGAGAAGTAAATGGTTTGTCTATCACCTTCAATGTCTGCCATCCAGACTCTGCCAAAGGCTGCTAGTGTGCAGTTAGGTTTGAATGAATTAAGATTATGACCTAAAGGCAAAGTACCTATGTCACCTAGTCGTTGAAAGCCAAAAACACCACTATCATGTGAGTGTGAATCAAAGGTTCCTGGTGCTGCGTTATATTCATTTACATTATATTCAGCATCGTTATACTCTGATCCTACAACTAAAGCAACTTGAGAAGGATCTAAAGGTAACTCATGAAAGACAAGTGGTTCATGTCCTGCCTGTACAAAGTAAGCATGTGGCTTAATATCTGCACCTTCACCATAAGGCAAAGAAGCTACCTGCCAATTACTGTCACTTACTGAGTAAGCAAGATCCTCATCATTGTCTCCATTCCTTACATAAATTTCGACAGGGTCAGATACACCAGTAAAGAAAGAAGACCCAGAAGCAGAAATGACAATGTTGTTTCCCTCTTTAATAAACTCATAGATAAACCTTACAGCTGGTGTGCTATATTCATCAATGTTATACTGAGCAATACCATACTCAGCTACACCGTTAACTGTACCAAAACTAGGACTTAGTGTCTTCCATCCTTTACGAGCAGCAATCCTACCTGAAGCATCAAAGACAATGTTCTTTGCTTCCTTTGCAAACCTAAAGTCTGTGTACTCATCTGCACTCTGTAGGTTTAACCCAAAGAAACCAGGAGCACTAAGACTTTGCTTGAGAACTTGTTCAGCCATTTAAGTATTCCAGATTAGTTCTTCAGGGTATCGGTTGCCTTCATTAGCAATTGCATCAGCCAATGACTGCTGGAATAAAGCATAAGCCTCTGACGATAATATACCAGAGTCTTCGCCACGCTCAGCTAATGCCCTGGCGTAAGCACCAAAGACAACAGGCTCAGAAGGAACTAAGAGCCTTTCAGTATTAGAAGTCATTGCTGGTTGTGGCTTAATAATATTAAACCTTAAGTTATAGACACCATCAGGGACGGGGTATACATCTACCTGCGTGTCACCGTTCTCATCCACACCATTAAAGTTGTAGTGAGTAGGTGCTCCAGTAGGCGTTGTGCCTTGCAGCAATAACCTTCTGTTCATCTCTGAGGTAGGCATGTAATCAACAAACCAATCCGATGTATCATTTAAAACATCTAACACTCTAAACCTTTGACCAGATCCTACTAAGACAGCATTAAATAAATTTGCTGTAGTAGTAAATGTTAAGGTATCTGCTAGAGCATTCCAGTTATATGCGTCTTCTACTTGTCTCTTAGAATCATTAACAAACTTACCTATTAATTTAGAGTAAGCATTCTCAGAGACATTAGAGACTTCATCTTCTCTAAGTCTAATTAAAACATCATTAACAAGTTCTAAGTATGTCATAGTAATATTATACCATAAAATTAGTGTTTTGTCAAGTAGTTACCACTTAACTTTATCAGCCCAGTATGCTGCCGACATCTTACCTTTAGCAATATTACTGGCATGTCTAGCCTTAAATGACTTACGCCTGTTGGCATAGGACTCTGACTCACCAGACTTCTTAGGAGAACCAGACACGCCTTGCTGCCCAAAGCGAATAGTCTTTACCTTGTCACCTTCTTTAGCTACAACCACATGAGATTTAGTAGGGTGGTTAGGAGTACGCTTAGGTTTATTATAACCAGATACTCCTATCTTTTTTAGTCTTGAATCAGTCATGCGTCTTTTCCTATTTTAATTGGAAGACATACACCTTGAACAATCTGAGGTTCTTCCTGTATCATAGTATCTATAGTTTTTAAGGTTACAGCTTCACATTCTAGTTGATTGTCAAATAACTCAGACTTCCAAAAAGCACACTGTCCTTGCATACAAAAGAATACTACACCTAAGAATGTATTCATTTCTTTTTCCTATTCTTTGCTGTTTTAGCAGCCTCTTTAAATGCTTTAGCAGTAGGAGCACCAGGATCTCCAGGCTTACGCATTTTCTCACCTCGTTTACGCTTTGCGTGAATATTGGCGTACAGTCCTTTTCTTTTCATTTTGCTTTGCCTTTCCAGCAGTATTAAGTGCTATTGCTACTGCTTGCTTCTGACCGTAACCCTCTTCCTTTAGCTTACGAATATTTTTAGATACAGTCTTTTTTGATTTACCTTTGTCTAAAGGCATTAGTATCCTCGCTTAACTTTCTTTTCTTTCATCTTACTACCACCAGCTTTCTTCAGGCACTTACCAGCTTTCTTACACTTAGCAGGGGTAGGACATCCAGGGCAGGGTTTAAACATAATAGTCTCCTTAGTTATGAGCTTGCTTTGCTAAAATAGGAACTAGCTCAATGGTTGCTAAATAAGTAATTGATGAGGTTCCTGACTGATCAATTCGTATTTCATCACCTTCTTCTAATACCACTTCAGCATCTGTAAACATTAGATACTCACCTGCTCCTAAGTTCTTACCGCTAAAGATTGTGTAAGAAGTATTAGCAGAAGAGTCATACCAAATAAAGCTAGGTGTATTAGTACCAGTTAAACTAGCAATGTACATTAACTGCCACAATCCACGATTCTTAGTAGGAATAGTGTATAGAGTTTCAGATGTAGTGGTTGTCTTTGTCTTAGCGACACTTACTTTTCTAGTCATTATTTACCTGCAAAGAGTCCATAAATACCAAGGAGAACTGTCCATATTAAGGATACCGTGATAGCAATACCACCACTAATACCCTTCCAACGAGTTAGAGATTCTTTTAGCTCATGCATGTCTGAATGCATTTCTTTCATATCCTGCCGAGTCTCTTGCAACAGCCGCATCATTTCAGCGTGTTGTGCTTCCAGTCTGGTTATGCGCTCTAACTCTTCCATGCTTAAGCCACCGCAGCAATAAGTTCTTCAATAGTAGTTGCAGCTTTGATTACAGTTTCTTTAGCTGCACAGTCACTGACAATCTTTGCCCTCTCAGCAACAACTGCTTCAGGGATAGCCACACCACGCTCTGCCTTACGAATAATGTACCAGTCTGTAGGTGCAAGAGCTTTGTTTGCATTCTCTTTTGTTTGCTCAATCCACTGTGTCTTAAGACCCTTGGTAACCAGACGCTCCTCGGAATCGACCATAGCAGGTTTACCATTGACTTCGCCAAGCACCTTGACATACAGGAAGTTGCCCTCTTCATCAACCTCTTCACGGTCCTCTAGGAGCTTTGCAGTGGCTGTGTAGGTGATGGTAGGTACACCGTTCACCAGGGCTACTGGGTTTTCTTGTACCCAATAGAACCTGTCGTCAGGCCTGGGTTGTACGACTACGTCTGTAATGCCAAGACTTGTCTTCTCAGCAGCAGACATTCGTACCGTCCACTTGGCGTTGTAGGTCTTGCCAAATAATTCAAACTCCACATGGGGTTGAATAGTTTTAATGAGTTGGTTGTTTTGAATAATTGCAAACATGAGTTACTCCTATTTATCGAGCAAGGGAATTCTTAAAGGGGTTTTCTGCGAAGGCGGCAAAGATGTAGGTTCCACCAGAGGCGTTTCTGGTGACGCTTGTGGCTCGTACCTTGAACCCATTAGATACTGCATCAGCAGTACCAGAACCTACTGCTTCTGCGATATTTAAATTTGGATATAAAAACTTTGTAAACTCGTTGTATGTGTTTCTAACTGTATCCCATACAATCCAGTCATAAGCTGAATTAGCCGACTTAATCATTATCCACGCTGGCCTAAAGCCCGTGTAGACAAATGGCCCATCCGCAGAACCATTGCCCGTGTATGACCCAAACTTGCTAAAGCCTTCCACCTCTGCGAAACAGTAGGCGAGCATTGAGTTATCGTTAGTACCCTCTGCTGTGCCGCCAAGAGTAAATACCGTAGAGGAAGGTGCTGTATTGTTAAATGCCGCTGAGTTTGCTTCTGCCGCAGTAGAATTCAAAACTAAAATTTTTGTAGCACCTACAGAAGCATGATAAACAATCCAACTTGATGTTGTTGAATAAAGTTTGTAGAAAATCATTCTAGGGGCAACACCCAACCCATGCCCTACCGTAGCACCTGCGGTTCCGTTACCCGTATAAGTAACAATGGATATACCCGCAGTCGTATTCGCTGAGACTGTGCTTGGTATTGATCCCGCTGTGTTAGATGAGCCAGCACCGTTGGCTTTCCAGTTCCATGCTACAAATGTTTCTGGGCTGTCGTTATAACGATTGGAAATACCAGCAAGATTAAACCCATCAGAAGTGAATCCAGTAAAATTACTTGAGTCATCTGATTCTGCGGCTGTGCTATTAGTCGTCAATCCTAGAGAGCTTCCACGAACAGCATCATGCAATCTGTGGTCAGCGGTGTCGGCTCTATTTTTAATCCAAACCAAATCGGGCTGAAATCCTACACCAGTAATGCTTTGAGTAGTGTCGTTACCCGTATACAACACCGTATTAAAGTAATCATCGCCCTGCACCACCGTTGGGTCTGGTAGGTTCGTTGTGCAGAGTGCTTTGAAACCTGATGGGGCTGCATACGCCCAAGGTCGTTGTCCGAAGTTAACTACGAAAGTGTCAGGCTGTGCATTACTTCTAAATACAGGAAATAGTCCAGCAACAGAATAAGATATTGCGCCTTGGCTTGAGCCATTCTTGTAAAAAGTAACAGAGCCGCCATCTGCGTCAACCGCAACACCTATAATGTCTGTTGTCGTATAAGTTGCACCGTATGCAGAAGTCGTACCGTCTATAAGTTTATCTCCATTGGATCGGTATACAACAGTTGATGAACTAACATCCGCTCTGTTTTCGCTTGTAAGACCGCCCATTGGAAAAGCAGTTATAGTTGTAATCTGATACTCAAAATACCACTTACCAGAAGACGGTATTTGAAAATTACCAAAGGTGCTTACATTGTCTGTTGTAACCGCTACTTGTAAGTTGCCATTTGAAAACGCTCTTGTGCCAGATAAAGCCACCAAAGGATTCAGCGTGGCGTAATTCCCCCGCACCTCACCACCCGCACCTGTGTCTGTGCCATACCTTGTAGGTACATCAACCATGCTGTCATTGTTTGCCCCTGAAGCCACTGAGAAGCCAGCAGACAGGGTCCAGTTATTACTGTTACCCGACTGGTCATAGCCCAGGGTTGTGGTGCTGGTGTTGTCCGAGAATGGCAGATAGAACCCGTTGGTTCCATAAGTCATGTCTTCGACTTGCTTAGGCCGCCAGACACCTGTGAGATTATCAACGACACCGAAGTAGCTTGGGTCAAGGGCTTGACCGTCTATGAAGTGGATTTCGGTCATGTAGCCGTTGAAGTATTCAGCCGCTGATGCGGCATATCGACCAATATAATGAGCAACGGCATCATTTATTTTTGTGTTGTTATTTTGTGTAATTGCGGTTCCTGATCCAGCTTGTTGAACATTATTAACATATACAATTGTTCTATTAGCGGGAGTTGCTTGTGTTGTGTCAACCGAAACAACGATGTGATACCAAGCAGACGGATCACGAAACACTGCCGTTGTAATTACCCTGTAAGCGCCATCTAAATAAACCTGAATAGTGTCTGCGCTTACTATAAAAATTTGGTCTGAAACACCAGAACCGCCAGAAAACAATTGTCTTGATCCACCTATTGCGCCTAACTTAACCCACCCACTCCATGTCCACTTTTGACGATCACCCGCACTCGCTGGTGTACGACTTAGGTAATTACTCCTAGCACTGTCAAACCGCAAGGACCGACTAATGTTATACCCAGGTGCAATCCACTTGCCCTGCTTCTGCAATTCCAACTGAGCAGGTAAGGTCCATATACCACCCGCAGAGGTTGGGGTCGGGTCTTGGGTTGCCCCTATGATGGAGCCGTTACTTGCAGGCCTCGTCATTAGCTAATCTCTTCGTAAGAAATAACCGCAACTAAGTCACCGTTTGCTGAAGCAGTTAATCGAATCTCATCCGACTCTTCCAGATAAACACCATTGTTCTTGTCAATGACAATCAATGTGGAGTCAGGCGGTATTGCAATCGTAGAAGCGATTGGGTAGCTTGTCGTAGCACTGGAGTCGTATAACTCAACAGTAACATCGGCTGATGTAACACCGTCAATATTTGCAACCGTGAGTGAGTTGATCTTAGTGACCTTGTTAGCACCACCAGTCACAATTGCTGTGGCAGAAGTGGTAACAGCAAGAGAAGCATTCTTGCCTAAGATGTTTGCTACATTAACTATATTTGGAGCAGCCATAATTTAGTTCCTATCCAAAGACGATTGCCATTGCGATACTTTTACCTGTTGAAATACCAGCATCGCCAAAAGAAAGTGTTCCAGACCCGTTGGTCACAAGTGCCTGACCATCATCACCATCTGATGTAGGTAGTGTAAAGTTAGTTACAAAAGTTGTTAAGTTTAAATCGTAAGCCTGTACAGTTGTACCAATATCTGAGCTATCTAAATATCCTTGACTAGCATGATCACCCCATCCATAAGCAGTGTCCCAGTTAGTAATCTGAGTACTGGTAATGTTATAAGCATCAGAAGCTACAAAGACTGGATCTGTTTCTGTTTCAACAGGAGTGTAACCAAGTGCTGTAGTAACATCAGTACTGCTTAGAGTTACTGCACCAGTCCTGGTATTAAAAGAAGTAACAGCACCCTCTACACTAAATGCTGCTTGATCCCACTCACTTCCATCCCAGATATAGAGTTGACTGACAGTAGTATTATAATACAGACTGCCAGTAACTAAAGCGTTGCCATCGTTATCAGTCGAAGGAGCAGAAGACTTAGCTCCTAAGTAACGATCATCAAAAGAATCATAGGCAGCTTCTGCTGCTGCTTGTGCTGACTCAGCTGCTGTCTGCGCTGCTTCTGCTGCAGTCTGAGCAGTTTCTGCGTCTGTTGCTGAGCCTGATGCTGAAGATGCTGAAGTAGCTGCAGCTTGTGCGTGATACTTAGCTGAGTATTCTCCACCAGCTACAGGACCATCTGTCTTAGTAGCCCAGTTGTTTGCTGATAACTCAAAGGCTTCAGCATTAGTCTCTGCAGTTTCAGCAGCAGCTTGAGCAGCCTCTGCAGCAGCCTGGGCAGTCTCAGCTGCTGTCTGAGCAGACGAAGCAGAAGAGGCAGACGAGGAAGCAGATGATGCAGAGCTTGATGCTGAGGAAGCGGAAGAAGAAGCAGATGATGCAGAAGTTGCCGCATTACTTGCGGAGGTAGCTGCATTAGATGCAGAGGTAGCAGCAGCTGCTGCACTTGCTGAAGCCTCAGCAGCCTTGGTTACTGCAATCTCTGACTGATTGTCGGTGTCTGCTATTGCATCACCAGCACCACCAGGACCACGATAAATAGCCATATATGTCCTCTTAGTTTACTTAAAGACTCTTATAAGAGTGTTTAAATAAACTGCCCCAGCCTTTTGAGCCAGGGCAGTGAGCCTATTTAGGCAGGAACAGCAAGGGCGATAGCAGAGCCATCACGCAGCTCAGATACGCCATAGAGCATGTCTGAGGTAAACAGAGTACCAAGATACTCTTGCTTGTACTGCGTCTGGGTACGAACACCCATTTGCTCAGCAAGAACAAAAGCGTCCTTATGAGCCATAAGAGCGATACGGCTGGTGTTAGTCGTAGCAGTGTCAGCGTTCGTAGTAACGAATACCTTCACACCATAGATGTCACCAATCTGACCGTTACGAATTGTATTCTGACCGCCAACCTCACCAACAAATGCTTGCTCGGTAAAGCGTGCGATACCCATTAAGCTGTTACGAGCAGATGGAGGAACGATAAGAAAACGGTTGTCCATAGGAACATCAGCATCATCAAGACGCTGGATAGTCCTACGAATAGCTG